GTGATCATAATCAAATGGATTCGATACACTCGTTCTCTGTATAACGAAAAATAATTCTTTGACTGGATTTATAAATTCGGTTCTATGTTTAAAAGGGTTTGTATTGGCCGGAATCGTATCCCTACTCACTTGGAGTTGTGTTATGATATGATTCACTTCTTCTGATTGGTATTTTATCCGTTCTGGGTCTCCGAGTTGTACCATTTCTGTCTGGAGAGACATCGAGTTTATACCCACATCATATATACCTGAAGAAATTAGATTTATAGTTCCTTTCATAACCGAGTGTGATGTACAATAATACTCCAACGTATTCGGCGCATCGAGTGGAACTATAAAAGTTGCGGGATCCGTTGTCGAACTTAAACCATTCGCGTATGATGTTCCATCCGTTTCTCTCAATGCGAAAGGATGCCCAGATTTATTGTATGTAAAATTGTACGTGTTCCCTTTTATCAATGTAAGAGTGGGGTGGGTCGCTCCGTCTATTATATATTGTGTCGTACCATTCTCAACAACATTGAATGTCGTATTATTGGGTGAAGCGCTCACCGGTAAATCGGTTATACACTTTTCTCGAGTGTTTAATTTAATTTCTATTTCACATTCTTGCCGGGTAAGTGCACATAAAGGGAGAGACAATTCCGGATTATTATAAAAATAAAAGGGTATGTCTACTATACATTTTCGGGGAGTAGTTGCGGTTCCCAAATATCCTTGTATTTTTGTATCACTCACATTTGTTCCCGAAAGTTCGTCTGGACATTTACCTATTAATTTGGACAAATTCGTTTGTTTCGTCTGAGTTATGTAGTTTTCGGAGTGTATCTGGAGCCAATCTGCTGGTATTCTCTGAATAACCTGACCTCCTATGATCAAATCTATATATTCAATCAACGCATGACCTATAGATTCTATGTATGTATACGTAGTACCAAACGTGAGAGGTGGAAGTTCGAACTGAACACTAACGTTTTTTATGAGATCACCACAATTGTTAGGAATCGTACATCTTAAAGTACTTCCATATTCTAGGTTTCCATCTAATTCATGGTTTACTTCATATTTCGCGAAGTTTGTATGTTTCCTGAAATTTTTTACGAAGTGCGTGTACTCTGGATCGTCCGTGAAGAATATATCCTGAGTACCCTTCGTGGCGAGTTGTAATCGTCCCGCCATTCCTAATACTATACGTTAAAATTTTAAGCCTGCTAAACCACTTTCTACGTGAAGTATATTGTAATTTAATGCATATACTGAAACATCTATGTCACGTGTAGTTGATGTTTCTTCCAATTCTATATCAATTTTTTTATGTATTATACGACTCATGTTTAATTGTCCCGTGGGGTAATACATCTCGGGTTGGAGAGAAAAGGAGTACGTATAAAATTCATACGCGGGGTCTGGGCATCCTGTATGGTGTCGAAGAGATTGTTCATACGCCAGATATTGTCCACTTTGATCGAAAATAGTTTCACCGTTACATGCGAATTTTACATTTTTTATTAATCTGTGATCGGAACGTTTACCTGGTAAAAGTGTCGTGAATTCTTGGTCGGATGATGAGATGTTAAGTAGACGATCTTCAGTACCTCCCGAAGTGGCCGTGATGTCGTGAATCTTGGCACCCACCGACCCCGATCCGGTCACTATGATAGCATCGCCTCCGAGTGGTGACATCTTAACTGGAGAGTACGTGTACGCGAGGCTCGTTTCCAATGTCCACTGGACGTTTCCATCAACTACCGATTTGCTGTATAACTTAAATGTATTAGAACTGGAATCATTCCAAAATACGAAGTTGCCATTCCTTGAGATCTCTACCATGCTAGAAGCGGAAGTGGTATACCAAGGGACTTGTGTTCCTGCCGCGCCATCGTAGACATAGTTTGTTTGATTCCACACCTTAGATCCCAAAGTTTCCAAAGATACCAAATTCGCACCATCACTCGATAGTGAATGATACCTTTCACTATATTGAGTATCAGCGTGGCGCTTGGTATACGTAGACGCCGAGCCGGTCGTCGCGTGTATAACGGTTTTGGTCGCATCTTCCAAACCCAGGATTTCACCGTTTGTCGAATGAGAGATTCTGGATATGGCCGTGTTTACAGTGATATCGGGGCGATACTGTGACCAACTACTACCACTGTATTCCCATGATGAAACTGCTGGTGTAGTGGGTGCAGAGAGTGAGTACACGCGCACGTGCCCGGCCGAAATGCCATTTTCGTCGTTGAAAGGACTGCTGATCGCCACGCGCGTGCCGTCTGAGGACATAGATAGCGAGTATCCGGACAAGTCGTCCAAAGCCTCGCCGTCGATATCTGGCCCTATTTGCTCCCACGCAGGAGTGACGCTGTTGTAGACGTACACCCGAACGTGGCCGGCGTTATCGCCGGTGCTAGGGTCGTTGTAGGGAGCGCCGATCGCCAAATGTGTGCCATCCGATGATAGAGATACCGCGTTTCCGAATTGGTCACCCCCAGACTCGCCGTCGATATCTTGGCCCACCTGGCTCCAAGATACATTGTCCCAATCATACACACGCACGTGGCCGGCGTTATTACCGGTGCTAGGGTCGTTGTAGGGAGCGCCGATCGCCACCCGCGTACCGTCTCCTGATATAGATACTGACCACCCGGACAAGTCGTCTCGCGCCTCGCCATCGATATCGCCACCCAACTGGCTCCACGCCCCGCTGCTCTCTGAGTACACACGCACATGGCCGATGCCGACGCCGGCACCATTATTGGTGGGGTTGTTAATATATGCACCGATCGCCACCCGCGTGCCATCCGATGATAGAGATACTGATCGCCCGGACCGGTCTCCATAACCCTCGCCGTCGATATCATTTCCAATTTTATTCCAACCATAAGTAGCATCGTATTCATAGACCCGCACGTGGCCGGCGTTGAAGGCGGTGCCGTCGTTAAACAAAGCGCCGATCGCCACCCGCGTGCCGTCTGAGGACATAGATACCGAGTACCCAGACTGGTCGCCCACAGCCTCGCCATCAATATCGCCACCCACCTGGCTCCAAGATACATTGTCCCATTCGTACACGCGCACATGGCCGACTCTGTCGCCGGCAGCAGTATTGGTGGGGTTATTAAATTGTGCACCGATCGCAACGCGCGTGCCGTCAGGGGATATAGACACTGAATTGCCAAAGTAGTCTTCCACACCCTCGCCGTTAATATCTGCGCCAAGCTGGCTCCAAGATACATTGTCCCATTCGTACACCCGAACCTTACCGGTCCCGCCGGGGATGCCGCCGCTCTGGGGGGGCATTATGGCGCCGACCGCCATGCGCGTGCCGTCTGAGGACATAGATACCGAGTACCCAGACTGGTCGGCCGCAGATTGGCCATCGATGTCGGCACCCAACTGGGTCCAATTGGCCGGCGACGCCAGAGACCCGAAAACCTTAGTACCGTCGCCGGTCAGGCAACTTCCGGTTATGGCAGTAAAGGGTGCTGTTATATCCGAACCGATCTGCGTCCAAACGCCCGATTGTTTCTCCACGATTATCATCTTCGTGGACGATTGTAGGGCAACCCGAGTACCATCATCCGAAACGCCTAGGACCCGTCCTAAATATTCGCTTGAAGAGGACCCCGTGTACGTCGCCGAGGCGGTGGAAGGCCAGTTTCCACTCGAATCTTTTTCGTAAATGTTCACCTCTCCCGTCGAGCTGTTGTCATATGTCACAGCGACTAACCCGTTATTCGAAATTACAGACCCTCCCTGGGCGTTGATGGTCGCGACAGGTTGTGAAATTGCGTACACAGGTTCAGATACGTTGGTTATACCAGTTTTTTCCTTCGCCGAGAAGAATAATTCTTTCACGGGGTGTTTAAATTTCAAAAGAGCCGATTTTTTTGATTCGTTTGGCTTGTACAGTAATTTAGACATTTGTAACTGTGATATTATGTATTCCATCGGACGTGTGAGTAAAAAGTTTCTTTCATCTTCAGCGACGAAATAGAAATCAGTAATGAGTGAAACATTGTCGATAGATCCTTCGGTTGTTTTATCTCTCTTAGTCACCGACCCATCTATGGTATATTTGAAAGTTACATCATCATTTACATCTTTGAACGTGACACGTACTTCAACGAGTTGTTTGGTGATTGCACAGACGGGTACTGCCAAGCTAGGATTTCTAAAAAAGTAAAATGGAATATTTACGTAAAATGTGTTATATGAATCCGATACTTGCAGATGTTCGCCGTGTCCAGATAAGAAATAAAGAGATTGGTTTACATCATCTTTATTGTTATATAACTGATTATACATATAAATATAATCACCAGTGAGACGCTCTATAATTTGCCCTCCAATTACGAGGTCGACGTGTTTTATGATACTCAAGGCCGCTGGAGTGTTGTATCTATATTTTTCAGTAGATGTGTCGGTCGACAAATTACCTAATTTAATTTTTAACATCGTACTACGTATGAGATCCCCTACGTTTTGCGGAATTTTACACTCAACGGAGCTTGAGAAATCACATTTACCGTCGAAAGGCATCTCAACGGCTTCTGTAGAAAACCGTGTATGTCTCTTATGGTTCGTAACGAAATACGAAATCTCAGGAGCACCTGTGAGCCACTGGTCCTGGGTTCCTGTTATGGCGATTTGAAGTTTACCTGCCATTCTTACTAGATGTGAGTAAAATTTTATGAAATAAAACGGGGCGGTATTATAGATGGATCTACGATTACGTAAATTTAATCCAGCCACCATGGCGGATGATAAAGTATGTGTTTTTGTTGGTAAGCGTAATACTGGTAAATCTACACTCGTCACCGACATTTTATGGCACAAGAAACATTTACCAGCTGGAATAGTTTTGTCTGCGACTGAAGAAGGTAATCACTATTATCAACAATATGTTCCAGATCTTTTCATTTACGGAGATTATGACAGGGATGCCATAGAACGTGTTATGGAAAGACAGAGGAAACTCGTGGGAGCGGGCAAATCGAATTGTGGTGCATTCTTATTATTGGACGATTGTATGTATGATAACAAATTCATGCGCGATACATGTATCAGGCAGTGTTTTATGAATGGTCGACACTGGAAAATATTCTTCATGTTGACGATGCAGTATTGTATGGACCTTCCACCAGCACTTCGCGCTAATGTGGATTATGTGTTTATTCTCAGGGAGAACATCATTCAGAATAGAGAGAAGCTTTACAAATCCTTTTTTGGTATTTTTCCAAATTTTGATATGTTTAATAAGGTCATGGATGCGTGTACCGAAAATTATGAATGTATTGTTTTGGATAACACGAGTAAAAGTAACAAGATAGAAGATTGTGTATTTTGGTATAAAGCAAAATTACGAAAAAATTTTAAGGTTGGGGCTCCAGAATATTGGAATACACATAAAAAGATGTTCAATCCGAAAGGTGGAAGCGCAGCCAATAGTCTTAAACAGGCAAAAAAGAGTACTCCCATTAAAATTACTAAAACTAGGTGAGCGCGAAAAATTATTTATTAGAAAACATTGTTCACTATTAAATGTCAGTTAATATTCCTACGTTAAATTTATCTGATCCCACCGACGGGATGGTTCCTATAAATAACAGTACTACATTTGTGGAAAATTCGCCTGAAAAAAATATACTACAAAGTAAAGAAACCATGGATTCTACACCGATCGCCGACATTATGGGACAGCCCCAGGATAGTTTAGATGCGCCTATGATGGCTATGGACCCTCGTGTGGTTCAGCAGCAGATGATGGCTCAACCCCCTTCTATGGTTTCCCAAACCGCTGGCAACGAGGGTTCGGATTCTAAGAAAAGGAACCCCTTAGATCTCACCGATGATCAGATGCAGGCTCTCATCGTCGCGGCCTGCTGCTCTGCCGCCGTGAGTAAACCTGTCCAGGATAAACTCGCAACCACCATTCCTCAATTTGTAAACGCACAGGGTAACCGAAGCTTTGTAGGGTTAGCCTCTACGGGGCTTGTCGCTGCTATACTTTTCTATTTCGCGCGACGTTATTTTTAAAATCGAAGTACATCCCCACTCTGAGATATGTACGCAACCCCAGCACCAACTACCATAGCACCCGTTACTATCAACGTTGCTACGGCAGTATCCTTAGGATCTTTACCATATTCTTTCAGGTACCTCTTTAACTTAGCCCACCTAAAACCTTCAGTCAACAGAATCATAAACAGTACAGAGAAGGCTGAAACCATGAACACGGTTCCAGTTTTAGCACTCAAGAAAATGCTGTGATTACCGAGCCACCATATCAACATTGGTAGGATAACGGTTAACATGGACATGTTAGCCCAGTATTTCCATTCTAAACGCATGAGAGGTATGCTGAATAGTAAAAGCATCCATATAAGAACGGACATCGTAAACCTGGCTAGTGGTACCGTCACGGCACTATCAATAACACTTGACATTTATAAGTATATAATATTATTTATCAATGACGTGCGATCCACAAAATTCTTTCTGTTCTGATATTTTTGTGTACACCCCTATCTGAACAGCAATATTGGTCAATTTCGCAAATTTGTTCCAAAATTCTTCGCTATGCGAATATTCTTCTACTACACAATGTACGAGCTCATGTAAAAGTACGTGAAACATATCGTTAACCGTTCCATCTAGACATAACCCTATCTCAGACCCCTTGTTGGTATTGTATCCTGGTGTTTTATTCCGTTTATGTTTAATGACGAGTGGTTTTGGTTGATAAATTTTCCTAAAGTCTTCTTCGTGTGTATTTATTAAATGCTCCCTGAGTTTTTTATACTTCGCTTTAACTTCTACCACTCTCTCGTCTTCGTGTATGTTTTTAACTATAAGAGCGCTGATCACCAGTAGTAATACCACGGCCAGCATTTTTATATACCAATATAAATTTACTGTACAATTCTGATATCGGGTGTCCCTTTAAACCTTCCCATAAATCTAATGTAAATCCTTCATTTTCTAGATGTGAAACTAATATATCCTTATGTGCTAAGGGTTCAGATTTAGGTCCATCTGCGTAATAAGGTGTATCGGCTAAATGTACAAAAAGTTTTTCACCGAAAGCACCATTACTGGTTTCTTGCATTTCGAAAAAATTTCCCAAATCATCTTGATAAGGTGTTTTAAAAATCATAGTGTGAGAATCTGGAAGTATACCTACAAATCTCCCACCCGGTTTTAATCTTTTTTTAATTTCTCGCATCGTTGATAAAAATAAATCTTTAGATTGGAAAATATAATGAAGTGCAAAATTGTAGCATATGACATCATGTTTTCTCACGGGTGTAGCATGTATATCTCCCAAATAAAAATTGACACGTATTTTCATATTTTTTGCTCGCTGTTTAGCTTCTTGTAAAGCTTCTTCATTAGGTTCACACATGTTTATATTGGCGCCAACATTTTCCCACTTTTTTAAATCGCCACCAAACCCACACCCAACATCCAATATACTATCACCCTTTCGAGTGACTCTTGATATCAGTTCTCTCTTTTCGTCGTTGTGAACACGGCGAAGATTTTCCATGATAAATTATACTTTTTTAACTCTAAGTTTGATTACTTAAAGGTAAAACGCCCCAATAAGATATAATGTCTCTTGAACAAGATTTCACCACGGTACCTGGTCAATTGTTCGCGTGCCTTAGTATCGTAGGACCAGAGTGTCCCCAGAAGAATGAAAAGTTTGGAATTAAGATTCGGGGGTGTTTTTCTACCCGCGACGAGGCGGCGAATCACGCAAAGCGTCTTCAGAAGGAAGATAGTACGTTTGACATTTACGTAGTTGATATGTACAAGTGGCTACTCATTCCACCCGACAATGCGAAGATTGATGACGTACACTATACCAACGACAAGCTTGAAGAGCTTATGACTGGGTATGCCGATAATCAGAAGATGGCGGCCAAAATGTTCAGTGAGCGTAAGCGTGATATGATCGATAAGGGTAATGGTTTCCACAAGCCCGGAGATGAGAACTCTCAATATTATAACCGCCCTGATGAAGCGCCGATCAGCCACCCCGCCGATATCATCGAAAAACTTAAACTCGAGAAGCCTGATACTCCTATGGAGGACCTCGTGAAGGAAGCCGACGTGATCATAGCCGAAGAGATAAAGCAAAGGCAAAAGGAGAGGGAAGAGCAGCAGGCTATCGCAGAAGAACCCGAGGCTGAGGCTGAGGCTGAGGAGGCTGAGGCAAAGGTCGAGTAAATAAAAAAAATAAATTTAAAAAAA